CCCCCCCCCCGGGGCGGAGGAGGCCACCACATATGGACCAGCCCAGCAGAAAGGACGCATCCCCCATGAGCAAGAAGAACCGCCGCAAGCCCGCCGCAGCCACCGCAGCAGCCCACAGTGAGACGGCCGAGCGCGCACGTGAGGCCGGCGCGGAACTCCCCAAGGACCACGCCGCCAAGATCGAGGCCAACAACGGCATTTACACGGTCACCGTCAATGGTGTCACTTTCGATGTCGAGCACGCCGTCATCAACGACTACAGGTTGATCGACATGGCAGATCGCGGAAACCCGTCAGTCCTCTTCAAGGCCATCGTCGGCGATAAGCACGATGAGGTACTGGATGCCCTGGAAGATGAGCATGGGCGCGTCCCCATGGAGCGAATCGGCGATCTGATCAAGCAGGTCTACGAGCAGGTGGGGCAGGGAAACTCCTCGGCCTCCCCAGCCTCCTGAGAGCCTATGGGGAGGCCATTGAAGCGGACCTGCTGCACCACTACGGCGTCGATCTGCTCGACCTCTACCGTGGCCGATTGGCGCCTCGCCGAGCGGTCACCCTGATCCACGGGCTGCCAGCAGGGTCCGCACTGGATCACGCCCGTGGAGGCCCCCGCTACTGGTCGGATGAGGTCTCCTCCATCATGCACGTCGGCCACCAGATCGTGTGCGCCGTCGCCGCCTCCGCAGGCGTCAAGCAGTCCAAAATGCCGTCGGCGCCTGAACCGCCAGAGCTGGGATGGCAGCAGAAAGAGGCAGAAAAGGCCGCTATTCGCGACCGTAAAGCCCGCAACTGGATGCGCCGCTACGGCAACAGTGCAGGACTCACCATGACCTGACAAACAACTCTATAGAGAGAGGCAGCGATGGCCGGCTTCAGCCTCGGAACCGCATGGGTCCAGATCAGCCCCTCCATGAAGGGCATGCGGTCATCCATCGAGCGCGAGCTCGGCGGAGTCAGCACCAAACCGGCGGAACGCTCCATCACGTCCGGCCTAGGCGGAGCTTTCAAGCAGGTCGGGTCGATCGCCACTGCAGCACTCGGCGCCGCAGCGGCGGTCGGCCTCGGCGTAGGATTCGCCGATATTGCGTCCCAGGCACTCAATGCGGCCGACGCGACCCTCAAATTCAAGAACACGCTGAGTTTTGCAGGGATCGCGTCCGACCAGATCGAGGCACTGACAGCCTCCACCAAGGAATACGCAGACCGGACCGTCTACGGGCTGGACGATATCCAGAATATCACCGCCCAGCTCGCCTCAAACGGCGTCGAAGGATACGACAAACTCGCCGAGGCCGCTGGAAACCTGAACGCGGTCGCCGGCGGTAATGCTGAGACTTTCAAGTCCGTCGGCATGGTCCTCACCCAGACTGCCGGCCAGGGAAAGCTGACCACCGAGAACTGGAACCAGCTTTCCGACGCCATCCCCGGCGCCTCAGGGAAAATCCAGCAAGCCCTCCTTGACGCCGGCGCCTACACGGGGAACTTCCGTGACGCCATGGCGAAAGGCGAGATCACCGCCGAAGAATTCAACGCGGCGATCATGGACCTGGGAATGACGGACGTCGCCCAAGAGGCGGCGACCTCGACCCAGACCATGGAAGGCGCCTGGGGCAATTTCGAGGCCACCATGGTCACGGGAGCCCAGCAGATCGCTGAAAAGGCGCTCCCGTACCTGACGGCTGGCCTGTCAAAAATGTCCGACTGGGCATCGACAGCGTTCGCCTGGATCAACACGACCCTGATCCCGTCCCTGTCATCCCTGTGGAGCACCCTCGCACAAGGCGATTTCACGGGGCCGATCTTCGGATTCGAAGAGGACAGCGGCTTCGTTGATTTCCTTTTCAATGTTCGTGATGCAGCCATTTCTGCTGGCCAGTGGATCAATGACACGCTGATCCCCTCGGTGCAGAGCATCTACAATATCCTCGCAAGCGGGGACTTCACCGGACCCATATTCGGGCTCGAGGAAGACTCCGGCCTGGTCGCATTCCTCTTTGACATCCGCGAAACCGCAGTAAGTCTATGGAATACCCTCACCGGCTCCGTTATTCCCGGCGTCACCAGTTTTCTGACTACGGTCGCGAATTCGCCGATGTTCCATACGGTCCTCAGCTTCTTCGGGAGCCTGGCCAACAATGAAGGCGTCCTGCTCGGTATAGTCGGCGCATTCACGGCCTGGAAAATCGTTCTGGCCGGCATCAGCCTGTGGAATTTCATCGCGGGCATCGGCAAAAGTACGGTCGCACTGGTCACCAACACTGGTGCCTGGATCGCCAATAAGGCCGCGATGATTGCGTCCAAGGCGCAGACCGTCATCCTCATGGGGATGTACGCTGGCGAATTTATCGCCAACCTCGTCAAAACCGGGGTGCAGCTAGGGATTCAGGCCGGCGCCTGGATCGCTGCGACTGCGGCGCAGGCCGCGCACACCGTGGCCGGCTGGGCGAGCATCGCGATGCAGGGGGCCGCTAAGGTTGCCACCTTGGCGTGGACTGGCGCCCAGTGGCTCCTGAACGCGGCCTTGGACGCGAACCCGATCGGTATCGTGGTCATCGCGATCGCGGCCCTGGTTGGTGCCCTCATCTACGCCTGGAACAATTCCGAAACATTCCGGAATATCGTGATCAGCGCCTGGGAGGGGATTAAATCCGCGGCCGGTACCGTCGCCGAATGGTTCATGACCAATGTGTGGCCGCTACTCCAAACGGCGTGGGGTTACATTTCTGCTGGCGCCTCTGCCCTGTGGGGCGTCATCGTGGCGGCCTGGAATGGCATCTGGTCCGCCGCCTCCGGCGTCGTGGACTGGTTTTCCACGTCCGCATGGCCGGCTATCCAGACCGCATGGACGTACATATCGGCCGGCGCCCAGCTCCTGTGGTCGATTATCTCGACCGTTTGGAACGGAATATGGACGGTCGTATCTGGTGTCGTCAATTGGCTTTGGTCTGTCGCCGGCACGCAGATTTCCACAGTGTGGACCTGGATATCCACGGGGGCGTCGTTCCTGTGGTCGATTATCTCGACTGTCTGGAACGGAATATGGTCCGTTATTGGTGGCGTGGTCACGTGGCTGACAACGACCGCCGCACCCTATATCGCTGCTGCGTGGGAGATAATCAAGACTGGCGCCTCGTTCCTGTGGTCGGTCATTTCGACCGTCTGGAACGCCATATGGACAGTCATTTCAACTGTCGTGGCATGGATTTGGTCTGTCGCCGGCACGCAGATTCAGACCGTATGGAACTGGATCACCACGGGAGCCCAACTCATGTGGGTGGGCATGCAAGTCGTCTGGAACGGCATTTGGACCGTGGTGTCCGTGGTCGTCAGCTGGATCGTCAACACGGCCTGGCCGTGGATCCAGTCGGCGTGGTCCGGAATATCATCCGGGGCTTCAACCTTGTGGTCGTGGATCACGTGGGCATGGAACGGCATTTGGTCCGCCATTTCAGTGGTCGTGAACTGGATTCTCTATACGGCCTGGCCATGGATTCAATCAGCCTGGACCGGCATCTCCACGGGCGCGAGCACCCTATGGAGCTGGATCACGTGGGCATGGAACGGCATTTGGTCCGCCGTATCCGTCGTCGTCAATTGGCTGCTGTACACCGCGTGGCCTTGGGTCCAGTCCGTGTGGACCGGGATCACCAACGGGGCCAACGCGTTATGGACCGCCATATCCACAGCCTGGAACGGCCTGAAAAGTGCGATCAGCACTGTCGCAGATTGGCTGTACAACACTCTCTGGACTCGCGTCTCTCAGGTCTGGTCTGGCATTAAGTCCGGCGCTGAGAAGATGAAGGACGGCATCAAGAACGCTTTCGATAAGGTCAAGAGTGCCGCGGCCAAGCCGATTAACTTCGTGATCGGTACCGTCTATACGGACGGCATCAAGAAGCTCGTCGATAGCGTCATGGAGAAGGTCGGTCTCGACCTGCGCATGCCGTCCGTCTCAAAGGTCGCAGAATACGCCTCTGGTGGTGTGCTGCCTGGTTACACTCCAGGTAAGGACATTTACCATTTCACCTCCACCGACGGCGGCGGTCGTCTTGCCCTCTCGGGTGGTGAGGCGATCATGCGCCCCGAGTGGGTGCGGGCGGTCGGCGGCCCTGCGATGGTCAACGCCATGAATCGGGCTGCCGTCGGGCACCGGATGATCCCCGGCGGAGACGTCGGCAAGGACGGATACCGCGGATACGCCCCCGGCGGTGTGTGGGAGGCCGTCAAGGACACCATCAGCAGCGGTTACACCGCGATCTCCAACTGGGTGAGCGATTCGGCGGAGGCTTTAGGCAATATTCTCACCGACCCTGCTGGGGCGATTGAGAATCTTGTCTGGTCCCCGGTCAAGGCCAAGCTCGATTCCTACGGAGGGAATGGCGGTGCTTTCTGGGATGCTGGCAAAGCGATCCCAAAGAAGATCGTTGATGGCGTCAAGGATTGGTTTGTATCGCATGCTCCCGCCCCGTCGGGTGGCGCTGATGGGCCTGTCGATCTGAGTAGCGCCACAGACCTTCCGTCGGCCGCGCGGGCCGCTATCGGCACCCCCTACGTGTGGGGCGGCTCGTCGGTACCTGGCGGGCGGGGGTGCTCCCGGTTGGGCTTCTG